AATCATTTATTAAAGAAACATAAATTGACACATAAGTATCCGTTGATTATGGATGGTGAAAAGTTAAAATATGTATTACTTAAAACACCCAATGCATTGCAATCAAATGTCATTGCGTTTCTTGGTGAGTTGCCCAAAGAATTTGATTTACATAAACAGATAGATTTTGATAGACAGTTTGAGAAATCTTTTGTTGATCCCATTTCATTGATATTAGAATGTATCGACTGGCGAGTAGATAGAAGTTATGGTACACAAGTTACATTGGAGGCGTTGTTTGGATAATTTAATAAAGGAGTTTTTAATATGAGCAAAATAATTGATGAAGAACGAAGAGCAGAAAGTATAAGAGTATTGGGTTTTGATCCATTTGAACAGGAATACCAATCTCTACCTATAACGGATATAACACCAGCAATGGCGGCATATATTCTAAAATGGCACAATAATGATAATCGTAAGATTAAAGCTTCACAAGTAAATGCCATAGCTAATAGTATGAGAAATGATGGTTGGTTAAAAGATGGTGGACATCTTACCTTTAATAAGGAAGGTAACATTACGGAGTTTCAACATCGTCTTGAAGCTATTATAAAAGAAGGTGTTACTGTTGTGGCACCTGTTGTTCTTGGTGTTGAACCAGAGTGTTTTACTAAAACCGCTTCACCGAAACCTCGCCGTCCAGAAGATGAAATCCAGAGGAAATATCCCGATGCAAAGGACAGTGAAATTACTGTTGTTAGGGAAATCCAAAAGCGCCGCCAAGCAACTAAACTTGATATGCAAAATGCAATTGAATTATGGGAACAGTGGCACAAGATTGTTCAAGCAGGCGATAAACTAATTGATGGATTTTTTGACAGGGTTGATGCATTTAGTCACTATCGAAGGAATTTTGCTGCATGGGCATCGTTGATGCATTGGCATGGTCAGAATAATATTGTAACACGGTTTTTAGACCTGTTAGAGAATCAAGTCTTGGATGATGAAGGCACACGTTTAACTAAAGACTTTATGAAGATGAGTCAACATACATTTGGTATGACAAATACAGGCCGTGCAGATTTTGTATATTTTATGTTATGTGTGTGTTCAGACCGAATGAAGAAATCTCCTGATGGTAGGATACAACTCAGCAAAGGAGTTAATGTGCTTAATCACGAAGACCTTAAACATAATGGAACTTATAGAGATTTCTTATTAAATGTTGATAATATTCAGGAAACCCCGTGACATATAAACCCTACACTATGCAAGACGTACATGATGCATCTGCACAAGAGAAGTTCAAAGTCATCTCCACCTTTGCGGGTGGGGGTGGTTCTTCTACTGGTTATAGATTAGCTGGCGGGAAGGTTCTTGTCATCAATGAGTTTGTTGAAGAAGCACAAAAGACTTATGCAGAAAATTATCCTGAGACAGTTATTCTTCCAGGTGATATTAAAGAATTGACAGGTAAGAATTTCTTAGATGCAGCTGGTGTTGATGAAGGTGAGATTGATATATTAGATGGATCACCACCCTGTTCAGCATTTTCTGTTGCAGGGAAATTATCTCACAATGTGCGTGAAGAAGAACGTGTTGACCTGTTTGGTAATGTGACTGTAGAGAAGGTTGCTGGTAAACATTCTGATGGTTGGGGTCAGACCAAAAACTATTCTGATGGTAAAATGGTTGAGAACATTGAAGACCTATTCTTTGAATTTCTGCGTGTTGCAAAAGACATCAAACCAAAAGTCATTGTTGCAGAAAATGTCAAGGGGTTGACGATAGGAGAAGCCAAAGAATATTTTAATAAGATACTCAATGAATTTGGTAATATAGGATATCAAGTATGTGCTCAAGTTTTGGACAGTAGATACTTTGGTGTATCTCAAACAAGAAGTAGGGTTATCTTTATTGGTGTGCGTCACGATGTAATGGCTAAGTTGGGATTAAATTTTATGACTATATCTCAAATATTTCCTCAACCAGATGCAGATGTTATTCCTGTTAAGGATGTAATGATTGATTTAGTTTATGATACAGAAGAAGTGAAGTACCTTACAGAGAAATTTACCAACACAGCATACTGGAAATATACTGGTAGTAAAATGCCTATTGATCCCGATAAGGTTCTTACAGGAGCAGATTACCATCCCAAAGGACATCACTTCAATCTTAAAAGGGTATCACAATATCAACCCTCTCCTACGATTACTGCTATGGGCTCAGCAGATACAACAGCTGGTGCATTTCATTGGATTGAGCCAAGGAAGTTGACTTTGGGAGAATTAAAGCGTATAATGAGTTTACCGGATGATTTTAAATTGACAGGTAAATGGAATCAAAAAGCAGAACGATGCGGCAGAATGGTTCCACCGAGAATGATGGAGCGTATTGCCTCGGCAATTTATACTAATGTATTGGAGAAATATAATGGCTGACTTTACCTTTGCTCATAGGCAAGAAGGTTTTGATGAACACATTGATTGGAGTATCAGGGGTTATAGTAATTTATTGGATGATGTTGTAAGTCTCTCACGATATTTTGTTGAGGGAGATACTAATGTATTAGACATTGGTTGTTCTACGGGCAAACTCACCGCACGTATTTTGGAACATAACTATGGGGCTTGTCCTGATGCTAAGTATGTAGGGGTAGAAGTGGCCGAAGGTTTCTTTGGTAATCTTGAAGACAGAAAGTTGGAGTTAGATGAGAAATATTCTGACACCTCTGTTGATTTTATTTACGATGATATCCGTAATTATGAATTTGAGAATTGTTCTCTAATAACGTCCCTTTTTACCTTACAGTTTATGCCTTATTCTTGTAGGGAAGAGGTCATTCATAATATATATTATGGTCTTAACTGGGGTGGTGCATTTATTTTTGGTGAAAAGATTGATACATCACACAGTCGTATAGAGAATATGTTACGCACCACTTATTACGAATTTAAAAATAAGTCTTTTGATTATGAGGATATTATGCAGAAAGAATTGACCTTAAAGAATATGCTTAAACCCAATTCATGGGATGAGATTGAAAATATGTTAAATAATGCTGGTTTTAAAGCAGTGCAAAGCTTCTGGCAGAACCATTTGTTTATAGGCGCAATAGCAATTAAATAAAAACGATTGACATTATTAGATAAATGTGATAGGATGGTATAGATGAGGATCGTTTGTGCTCGCTTGAGAAGTAATGTGACCTATACTGGTCCACTAGAAACTGTCTTGGATAGTTTCTTTGAACTGTATGTGAGATGGATGAAAGACAATTCACAACATACCTATGATACATATAATTTAAGTTTTGATAAAAGACAACGGCCACAACGCAACGCTGAGGTGTTCAAAGATGCTGATGTAGTAGTGATCCCTTCCGATAGTGAGTTTAGATACCACGGCGAAGTACAGCTAGATCCACGAGACTTGGAGACATCTAATAACTATATTGAAGAAATTAAACCACATATGGAAGGCAAACATATTATTATGTGGCGTTCAGATAGAGGTGATACAGAAGAATTATATAGAGAGAAAACATTTAATGGTGTTACTCTCGGTGATTTCAACACAATAGATGAGATAGATTTTCCTGCTAACATACACGGCATGAAGTATCATTTTATACAGACATTGAAAAACCCATTGGCTCAAATGTTGCCAATTAGAAAGGATAAAGATTTTGCTTATTGGGGTAGAATGAAAGATGGTGATGACCGAGGTAAAATTATTAAAGGGGTGTACAGAGATAAAGATATTACTCAAGTATTGATTGGGGGATTTCCTTCAGGCGTTAAGCGAGATGCTAAGTGGATAAAAGAATGGAAAGTATTGTACCCTATGATAGAACGAGCCAAGTGTACTCTATGTTTTAATTGGCGAGACCCGACAGCAACAACATCAAGGTATCCGGAAGCATTATCTGTAGGTTTAATACCCTTTGTATGGCAAGACTATGATAAGAACAATACCTATAACATAGAATCTTGGCAACGTGTAGATAGTTTTGAGAAATTGAAAACTAGAATATTAATGTTGCGTTATCGTGAAGCTTGGGAAAGCAAACTTGATCTGTGTAGACAAAATTATAAAGAGATACTTCCTACACAACAGGAGTATTATGAGATGTTCACAAAGAGGATGAATAAATATGTTAGCGAGGGAGAAAAGTAGATGTCAAATTTCTTAAAGAATGTAATTAGGGAAACAGGTAATGAATATGCTGCGATTGTTAGTGATGGTCTTAGTGCTGCTGATGTTAGCGGCTATGTGGATACCGGTAGTTTTATTTTCAATGCTCTATGTAGTGGCTCTATCCATGGCGGTCTACCTGCGAATAAAATTACAGCCATCGCCGGAGAGTCCGCAACAGGCAAAACTTTTTTCTTGCTCGGGGTTTGTCAGTCGTTCTTGGAGAAGAATGTAGATGGTAATGTAGTATTCTTTGAGTCAGAGTCCGCTATCACAAAAGATATGATAGAGTCACGGGGTATCGATTCATCACGAATGCTTATACTGCCAATTACTACCGTACAGGAGTTCCGTTATCAAGCTCTACAAGTGCTTGAAGCGTATGAAGCAGACGAATCTAGAACGCCTCTAATATTGTGTCTTGATAGTCTGGGTATGTTATCAACTACAAAAGAGATAGAAGACACAGAAGCAGGTAAAGAAACAAGAGACATGACCAGGTCACAAATAGTCAAGGCAACCTTTAGGGTATTGACCTTGAAACTGGGCAAGTTAGGTGTACCGTTACTTATTACAAACCACACTTATGATGTTATTGGGTCAATGTTCCCACAGAAAGAAATGGGTGGTGGTAGCGGACTCAAGTATGCAGCATCAACTATCATCTACCTTTCTAAGAAGAAAGATAAAGATGGAACAGATATCGTTGGCAACATAGTACATTGTAAAACATACAAATCAAGACTAACAAAAGAGAACCAGATGGTTGATGTTCGGTTGTCTTACACTAAGGGTCTAGATAGATACTATGGGTTATTGGAACTTGGAGAAAAACATGGTATTTTCTCCAAAGTTTCCACAAGATATGAAATGCCGGATGGTGGTAAAGTGTTTGGCAAACAGATACTAGCTGAACCAGAGAAGTATTTCACAGAAGAAGTTATGGCCAAGTTAGATCAAGCTGCTAAGATAGAGTTTTCTTATGGATAAGATAAAAGATTTACTAACAAAATATAATGAGAAATTTCTTCCATTGAATAAAAGATATCTTTCGTGGATGAAAAACCTTTCTCAGGAACATTTGGATAGAGCTCATATCAGAATAGAAATTTGTGAACAATGCGATAGATATAGCAAACCACTATGTAAAGAATGTGATTGTTATATGCCATTAAAAGTTCTTTGGCCAAAAGGAACTGAATGTCCTCTAGGAAAATGGTAATGGATAAGTACATCAAAGTTTATGATGATGTAATAGATGAAGTGTCTTGTGAAGCTTTGATAGAAAAGTTTGAGGATTCACATGAACATTTTGAAACTGTGCATGTTGAAGATGGTAATGATAAAATATCTTTTGAACAGATAAATTTTATTAACCATGAAGAGTGGCAGTCGGTCCAAAATGGTATGTTGGAGGTGTTTCAAGATTATATTATGCATTATAAATTAGATTGTGGGGTGCTGGGTAAGCAGTGGCCTGAAACTTATGGGTATGAATCCATTAGAATGAAACGCTATTTAAATAATGATTATGATAGATTTGATAACCATGTTGATGTAAGGGACTATGATACTGCTAGACGATTTTTAGCATTCTTTATTTACCTGAATGATGTTGATGTGGGTGGTGTGACTAGATTCGATATGCATAAACCAGGAACATTTTTACCCTATGAAGTACAACCAAAAAGAGGAAGATTGTTAATGTTTCCACCCACTTGGACTTATCCACATACTGGATTAAAACCGATAAGTGGTAAGAAATATTTACTACATTCTTATTGTCATTATGGATAAGACAGCATATCATTATGTAGTTCATAAAGAATCTAAAGAACAAGCTGTCCGTATACAGGATGGTAAATTTGATGGCATGGTTTATCAGTATTCGGATGTAATGTTTCCCATTTATAATGATGATGGTAATGTAATAGATCCACAAGATGCGGATGAAATACCCTTGACATTTAAGTGGAAAGTGTTGTATAATCCTAATGAGGTGGATTTAGAAACGGGCGAGTTTGCTGCTACCGCAGGTGATATATTATTAGAGTTAATAGAAGAAGGTTTAGAGAATGACGCAATCACAGTTAATACCGAGAGTGGAGAGAACTATTCTCCATCATTTGATACTAAATGAGGACTATAGTAGAACAGTATTACCTTTTATAAAAGAGGAATATTTCCAAGATAATGTAGAAAAAACTTTATTTAAAACGATTTTACAATATGCCGACAAGTATAAATCTTTGCCGGCTGTAGAAGCATTGGGTATAGAAATCCAGAAAAGTACGGTAACTGAAGAAGAATTTAAAAAAGTAAACACTTATCTGGAAGATTTACAAAGTGATTTACAAAAAGTGGATCATCAATGGCTTATTGATGAAACAGAGAAGTGGTGTAAAGACAAAGCTATCTATAATGCTATACTCAGTGGCATTCATATCATAGATGGTAAAGATAAAGAAAGATCCGCTGATGCTCTGCCTGAGCTTTTATCTAAAGCTTTGGGAGTATCGTTTGATGACCATGTTGGACACGATTACATAAAACAATCAGATGACCGATATGAATTTTATCATACCAAAGAAGAAAAGATTCCATTTGACTTAGAGTTTTTTAATAAGATTACCAAGGGTGGTCTTCCTAGAAAAACTTTAAACATTGCACTTGCTGGTACAGGTGTAGGTAAGTCATTGTTTATGGTTCATGTTGCAGCTAATTGTTTGATGCAAGGTAAAAATGT